TCGAGAAGCTCTTTCATCACATTGTTGCGCTTGACAGTTCTCGCCTCACTGACACCTGTGCCGCTCACATCGTTCGCACCGACCAGAGACGGAATTCCATCACCAGCATTGATGACGGTGCCTACCCGAATATGATCATTGATGAGCGTTGTGCCCTGAATCCACGTGTAGTTGGCTGGCAGAGTGTAGAGCGAAACGCTGATGCTTGCAGGAGGAGCGGCCCAGTTGTTGTTCTGACCGACGATACGCCCCTCAAGAAGTGTCTGCAGGCTTCGACCAGTTACGGTCAGCAGTGGATCTTTGTCCTCCTCCTCGGCAATCTGGTGATTCTCCACCACCATGACCTCGAGAGTCTTGTGATGGGAAATAAGAGTACCGAGGGGGAGGAACTCACGCAGACCTGAGCTCAGTTTGGCCTTGATCTCGAATTCGCCAGGATCTCTGTACCTCTCCGTCCAAGAGGCACTGTCCCATTCGTCGATCGTTTGTCCACTCGTGAACGTGTTGGGGTCGTTGAATCGGAATAGATCCATTACACCCCCCAGTACGCCACGTCGAATCGCAGTTCCTCCCAGGTCATCGCTGCCAGATTCACGAAGTGGAATTCGTTGAATCCAGGGAAGATGAGTGGTTGAACCGATGTTGGGTCGATTCGGTCGAGAAGGTGCGTTGTCACACCACTTCGAACCATGTACAAATATCGATTGGTGAACTCGCTCGAGAAGTAGATCACATCATTTGCCAAGAAGCTTGACGTCGGTGTGACCTTGAAGTCCCATGTCGGATTCGTTGCCTTGTCCTGAATCGTGAAGCTCGCAAGCGTGCTCTTGATCTTGAACCGCATGGTGAATCCGTGAGGAGCCGTCGAGATGCTGTCTGCAATGACGATCGGGTTCGTTGTGGGAAGGTCATCCACACCCATGACGACTGGGTTGATTCCCCTGAACATCGGGTCATTGCATCGGATTGTGATCTGAAGTTCAGGTGTCTTCGAGAAATATGGCACCTCGAACTTGATCAGGTGGCCGTCGATCTTGGCGACGGTAGCTGCACCAGAGATGAACTGGAGTGTGAGTTTCCCCGATCTCGTTGCCGAGATCACTCGGTACAAGTTGTCCCGAATATAGGAGATGGACTCATTGAGGTTGAACCGAGGGTTCAAGACAATTCGAATGATGATGTCTCGAGCCTTCAGTCTGAAGTCGTAGAACCGATCCGACCCATCCTTGCTGAAGCCGTAGAACCGAGGAGTGATCTCCTCTGCATCCAGACCGACGATCGTCCGCACCATGTACGGCGACTGAGAAGACACATTCCGGAGATCGAAGCTGATAGCCTCTGACTCATTGGAATATAGACTGACACTTGTCACTCTCATGGGATTGCCAGCTCCTCCTTCGCCATCGTGATCTGATTACGGGTTTGCTTGTAGATGTCACCCGTTGACAGCTGCGTTGGGGCGTTGATCGTCTGATTGAATACGACATCACCACCAGGGGTGGCTCCTGCCTCTGCGGTCGGCTCCTCGACTGGAGTCGCTGTCCTGGCGATCGTCTGTGCCTGAATATACGCTGGATTGAACGGGATGCTGGCTGTTGGCATCATGCCACCGATCAATTGCGCATCTCGTTGCACCTGCGACAAATCAAGCACCGGCGTAATTGTCGGACTTGTGATCTCCACAGCGTTGACCATCTCACTGAATTTCTTCAGCTTGCTCTGAACGCTGTCTGTCATGGCTACGACTTGTGATACGGCTTGCTTCTCTGGGTTGCTGTTCTCCTCGATTCCAACAGCCATACCTTCCATCATCAGATCACCGATCTCCATGAACAACTTCGATGGAGAGCCAATGCCCAAGAAGCTGGCTACGCCACCAACAGCAGACCGAAGTCCACCGACAATGGATTGACCAACTCGAGCAACCTTTCCAGCGAGTCCGAACGTCATACCGTCGATGATCGCACCGACGAGACGAGTACCAGCGGACCGAAGTTCGCCAGAGTGAGACTCGACGGAGGAGGCCAAGCTGTCCACGAATGTGACAACTGTGTCCATCGCTGCGTCCGCAATATCAGAAGCAGCCTCACCAATACCGGTGATCAAGTCAATGATCATGTCGGTACCAGCTTGGATGATTCGCTGTGCTTCGGCTCCAACCGATGTGATGAACTTCGTGATCATCGTTCCGACAGCTGTGACGATCTTCTGCAGATTGTCCGTCATGCCTTGAAGGAACTTGACCAGGGCGTCTGTACCAGCCTTTGCCACCTTTGTTGCGTTGTTGCCAACAGCAGTGACGAAGCTGGAGATCATCGTTCCAACGGCATTCACAACCTTGATGAGATTGTTCGTGATACCGCTGAGGAATTGGATCAGTGCATTCACACCAGCCGTAACAATTCGTCCAGCGAGACTGGCAACTGTCGTCAGGAATGTTGTGATCATCGTGACGACGGCTGTCGCAACCTTTGCAAGGTTGTTGGTAATACCGCTGAGGAATTGGATGAGCAGGTTGATCGCTGCGTCGATGATTCGTTGACGTGCCGCAGCAACCGTATTGATGAACGTGATGATGAGATTCAAGATCGCATCAACGTACTGGGGCATAGCCTCAGTGATACCGTTGATGAAGTTGACAAGAATCTCGACGCCAACCGTGACGAACTGTTCGATGTTGTCTCGAATAGCGGTCAACAAGGCAAGAATCAAATCTATACCCAGCTGAACGATGTTCGGGATCAGCGAACGAATCGTATCGATGATTGTTGTGAATATGGCGTAGAGAGCCTCGCCGATCTTTGGCATGACCTCAATGATGAGTTGCAGCAGTTCCAAGAGGAGCAGCTTGAGTGCTTCGACGAGAACCGGTAGACCCTCGACGAAGGTTGTGAGGAATTCCAGTAGCGCAAGAGCCATCTCCTGCGCCAGCAGCTGCATGCGCATGGACAGTCGATCTGCGAGATCCAACATTGTTGTGACAAACGTTGTAACGGTTCGCACAAGAATCTCCAGCGCCTTTGCAAGCGCCAAGATGCCGATGCCAGCCAAGGCCAAGCCCGCTCCAAGGAGCACGATTGCAACGCCCAGAGCGAGTAGTGCTGCGATAGCACCAGTCGCCATTATTGCGTACGCAACCGCTGCAAGGACTGCCAAACCAGCAGCCAAAGCGACAATTGCGGTGATGATTTGCGCAATACTGAGCGAAGCCAACGTCTTGATGACTGCTGCTAGAGCCAAGAGCGACACAGATATGATGGCAATCGCAACCGCACCAGCAATAGCTCCACTCATTGCGTGTGAAGCAACTGCTAGCACGAGAAGCGCCAACGCCATAGCCGTGATGCCCTTTGCGATTTCACCCCAGGACATGCCACCGAAACTCTGCAGTGCCTTTGCGATGATGTTGAGAGCAACGGACACCACAAGAAGACCTGCCCCGGTGAGGAGCAGATTCCCTGGCATCAGCTGCATTCCCAACGCAATTGCCACGAGTCCAGCGGCAACACCGGCAAGTCCCTTCCCCAACTGACCCCACGACATGGCAGCAAATGCTTCGACAGCGTTTGCCAAGATGCGTAGAGAGGTGGCGATAAGGACCAATCCGACGCCCTGGAGTGCGATGTTCTTCGGCATGAGCCGCATGGCTCCTGCAATGATCATCAAACCGGTGGCAATACCGAGCATCCCCTTGCCCATCTCGCCCCAACTCATCGTCGCAAACACCTTGACGGCGAGTGCGAGGATGTTGAGGGCAACTGCGATGGCAAGCAGTCCGACTCCCATCCGGATCATTCCACCGCTGGTCTTTGACATGATGGCTGTTGCTACGGTTAGAACACCGAGCAAAACGGTTACACCAATTAACCCCCGGAGCAATTCTCCCCAACTCATTGTGGAAAGTACTTTGACTGCAACCGAAAGAATTAGCATGGCGGATGCCAACAGGATGAGACCACCGGCGATAATTCCGAGCTTCGCTGCTGACATGGTGCTGAACCCGGCCTTGTTTAGCAGGGTAAATGCACCAATCAGCTGACCGAAGCCGACAGCCAGAGCCGTCATTGCCTTGGTCAAAGCTGCAGAATCGATCATGGATAGGACGACTACCGAAGCGGTGAGGATGCCGATCGCAATGGCGATCTTCATCAAGGCTTCTGCTTTGAGATTGGTCTGCATTGCGCCGAGAACACCGGTGAGCTGATCGAGGGCTTGTGTGATGCCCCCAAATATCCCTCCGGTGAGATCGATACTGAGACCGTTCTTCATGAAGTTGCGCAGGATGAGGACAAGACCACCGAGCAAGCCCGTATTGATCGTGTCCAATGCCTTGTTGAAGTCGCCTTCGCTGAATGCTTCTCTGAACTTGTCGCCAAGCTCACCGAGCCACTTGGATACCTGTTCCCAAATATCCCCGAGGACCTCACCGACACGACCGAACAACTTGCCGAGAACTTCACCGATGCTTCCGAGCGTCTGTCCGAGATTGTCGAATCGAGCAGATATGCGATCAACCGCTCCCTCTGCGCCGCTCTTTGCACCGCCTGTGAGGATGGCGAAGAACTCTCCGATGAGTCCAATCAACTCACGGACAAACTTGGCTGGGCCCTTCACTGCAGCGGTCAGACCTTGGAAGAACTTCTTGATTCCTCCGGCGTCGACAAGATGCTCTCGGAGCTTCGAGAAGAAGTCACCGATGTTCGCCAGGCCCTCCATGATCTTGCCTTCGCCCAGCCCCAGTAGCTCTGAGACCAGACTGGCAACGAACTTGACGCCTTCCTTGAGCACCTCCCATCCGATTCTCAGGATGGAGAAGAAGCCTGCGAACGCACGTTGGATTTTCTCGAGTGTCTCGGCAGACGGCGTGAGCCTCTGCATCAAGTCTCCAAAAGCTCTTGTGAGCTCCATCAACCGCTCAGAGGTCATTGCAGGAAATGCTTCCCGCCATGCTGCTCCGATTGTGCGCATGATCTTGCCGAGGGCCTCGAATGCAGTCTTCAGGCCGATGATGAGACGGTCTCGACCGCCCATGTCCTTCCAGCCTTGAAGGAGCTCGTTCCGAGCATCTGAAGAGCGCTTGACGAAGTCGCCAATCGATGCTCCGATGCCGCCCCACAGTTCCTTCGCCTCATCAAAGTTACCGATGATGATCTCGAAGGTTTCCGACCATCCGGAGCCGATGGCTTCCTTTGTAGTCTGAATGAGCTGCGTGAACGTCTTGATGTCCTGAGCGGCTGCGAACGCCTTCTTACCAATCTCGGTCGTCTCATCGGCGTAGTCACCGAGGGTGTTGTTGAGCACCTCAGTAGTCAACCACTGATCGGTCAGAGACTCGTTGAAGCCCTTCGTAGCAGAGAGAGCGTGACCACTCATGGTCACATACTCTTCGCCCTGCTTCGTCAATGTTCCTGCGGCAACTGCTGCATCGATGAGCTGCTGCTTGAATTCAGCAGTACCCATGTTGGCAAGTTCGATGGACTTCCAGTCAATCAACTGGACGTAGCCCTTCGACAGAGCCTGAGCGAAGTTGTACATCGCTCGAGATGCTTCTTCGGTGTTTGCTCCGGAGACCGCCGCCACGTTTGCGATACCCTGGATTGACGAAACAGCCGTATCCAGGTCCACACCGGCGTTTGTGAACTTACCGATGTTCGTCGTCATGTCAGCGAACGAGTAAATGGTGCGGTCCGAATACTCGTTCAGCTCACGGAGCTTTTGGTTAACCACCTCAAGGCTCTCACCCGAGCCCGCCATGATGGTTTGAATCGATCCGAGCTTGAGCTCGTACTCCTGAAAGCCCTGGATGAGGGGGTCAAGAGCAAAGGCCTTGGCCATGCGGAGACCGGCATCGACGGCCTTGTTGACGATGTTGTTGATGACGGTGAATGCTGTTGCACTCAGTGCAGAGAACTTCTGACTGATGCCTTCGATAGCGCTGGCCATGCCAGCCAAGCTGAACCTGTTGGCGTCTGCTTGGACTTTGTCCAACCCGTTCTTGGAGCCGACTTCGGAGATCGACTTGTCCAGCTTCTCGATGCTCTGGATTGTCGACCCCATCTTCCGTTCGAAGGAAGCGTTGTCGAACTCCATGCGTACGATGCGATCATCGATGCTAGCCATTAATCACCTTCCTCCATACCTCGTTGGCCATCTTGTCAAATATAGGCCTTAGGGCCGGGTTGATGTAGTCTCGCCCAACGACGTAGCCGCCGGTGCCTGTACCGTGTCCGTACTGGAGCAATATCGCAATCTTCGCTCCTTGGTTCTCGTTACGGTTGTTCCACCAGATGGTTAGACCGTTCCTGTGCTTTTCGATTCCGTAATACCAGGAACCAGCGGTCCTACCGGTGTCGTGTGGGGTATTGTGTGCCAGAGCATCGACACCCTGACGCCCGTATTGTTCGAGCCCCTCGTACATCTTGCCGTCTTGCATCTTGTGCAGCCAGTCAAGGGTCTCCTTGAAATCGCCTTGTGATACCAGCCGCATTCGATCCTCCTAGGCAAGGTCGAGATTGACGGTGAGCAACGGCACCATCGAAGTGTTGTACGAACCACCTTCCAGACCATAGATCTGAGAATATGCGTTCGTCGTACCACCTGATGTGGTATAGCCTGACGTGACCTCTGAAAACATCAACGTCTTCCCGGCGTTCATGTCGAGAATATGTTGAGGATCCAGAGTGAACGTCTTGGCTGAACTAGTCGTCCAACCATCGATGTCGTGTGCTGTTGCGGGTGACCAGTCGTTGTACGTTCCATCCAGTACCGTTGCTGGCATGTTCTGAGCATTTGCCTGCGTCCAGATGCCAAACCTTATGTACCCTGCAGGATATGTAAGGCCAGCACCAGGATTGCGATACAAGCGAATCGAAGCGCCCTTGACAGCAGGCCGAGCCGCCAAAGCTTCAGCAAGAGTCGTTGACCCTCCAACGTTGTTTCCCTTGAACTGAAGTAGAGAGACGGCTTGGTAAGGCTTCTCACCGTTGTAACGCCCAAGCAACAAGTCAGCCAAACCATCATTTGACTGTGAGAGGTTAGAGTCATAGTCAACCGCCGATCCGTCCCACCTTAGGTTCGTAGTGAACGTCGGATAGAATGTATAGGTGGCTGGGTCACTCTTCGACCAGGCTTTCACCCAGGCAGATCCGTTCCAATACCAAACTGCATTGGGATATGCCCACGCAGATCCCGTCCAGTACTTGAACATGATGCCATCTGTGATCGTTGCCCATGCAGATCCAGTCCAGTATTTGAGCAGCGACATCAGATATCGACCCAGATCCCCCCAGTGATGCCAGTTGGCGCTGAGGCTTGGACGAATATGAACGCCACTTTGTCGTACGTCACTGCATCAGCACCGATTTTGGCATTGGTCACAGCACTCGATGCGAGTTCGCTTGCGCCAACTGCACCAGCAGCAATCTCAGATGCACCGATGGCGTCCGGAGCAATCTGAGACGCCGTGATTGTGTTGTCAGCGATGTACCCAGCACTGACTGTCTTTGCTGCAAGCTTCGCACCGGTGATTGTGCCGTTGAGAATCGCTGTGGCAGTTACAGCGTTGGCTGCAAGTTCGGACGAGCCAACAGCTCCTGCAGCGATGGCATCCGCCGTGACGGAGTCAGTTGCGAGAGCAGCTGCGGTTACTGCATCAGCAGCAAGCTTCGTCGATGTCACAGCACCAGTACCGAGCTCTGCTGCAGTCACAGCACCAGCTGCAAGCTCTGACGCTGTGATGGCATCCGGAGCAATCTGCGAAGCAGTGATTGTGTTGTCAGCCATCTTCGCCGCCGTGACGCTCTTGTCTGCGAGCTTCGCTGTCGTGACATTGAGGTCCTTGATCTTGACGGTTGTGACTGCGTTGGCGGCAATCATCGTCTCCGTCACTGCATTGGCAGCTTGCACCGTTGCGACAGCAGCTGCGATCGCTGCATTCATCTGCGCCGTCGTGACTTCGCCCATCGGTCCTTGGATACCTTGCGGTCCACGGACATTCCCAGCATTGATCGGCGTGTTGTTGCGCATCTTGAGAATGAGGTCGTTGCCGACAACGTCACCATCGACGATGGTGGTCTCTTCGATTTCGAGCATCCGCTCTGCGGTGAATCCTGTTACAGTTGCCATCAGCTGATGTCCTCCTCGTTCTTGTCGCTGCTGCTGATTTCGTACGTTTCCGGGTCCAAATATTCAGCGTTGGCGTTGTTGATCACGAACGTCGTCTCATCCACCATGACGATGTAACCCTCACGAGCTGTTTCAGCAGACCAAGTGCCATCGCCATGATCGGTGATGATCATGCGGTCCCACTTGCGAATATAACTGATAAAGCCCTTAAGGGAAGGCATGGTTGGGATCTCGTCTTCGCCCGGTCCACCATAGAGAATTGTCTGAATATCCTCGATAAGCCACTCGTCCATCTTGCGGCTGTCAATGATGACATGTGATGTGGGGCGATAGTTGTCTACTGGCTCTGGAACCGAGGTAATGGACCACTCGAATTCCGACGGTTCGACCTCCAATGAGAGAGTTCGGTATGACCTGGTTGATGGAACAGCTGTCAGATTCCACAGCATGTGGATCTTGAACCACTCATTCCCGTGTCCATCGACGGTTTTCGTCTGATAGGACATGTGGAACAACTTTTGTGGTTGGTCAGCCATGTAGAGCCCAGCCTGCTCCTCTCCGATTCCCTCGTATTCGAGGAATTCGTCGGGATAGGTGAAAGCTCTGAGACTTGCGGTGAAATCACCAGCGATGATGATGTCGTTGAACTTGACACCATCGTAGTAGACCGATTCAAGGGAAGTTGTCGATTCGACATCGATCGACGTGAGGCCATTCCAGGCAACGCCACCACCGTCGGGAAAGTACAGAACTCCCTTGTTGATGCCTGTCTCGAAGAGCCGATCTTCCATCTGGTCCCAAACGAGGATTGGCATAGAACCTCCTAGCCGGACGTGTTGTACTTTGCCCTTCGCTCAGCGTTTAGTTCTCTGTTACGTCTAGCGATCTCTCCTCTAGACATCTTTGATGGCTTCTGCTGTTTGATGTTACAGATACGAATCAAAGAGAAGAGTCTGTTTAGATGCCAGGTTTCACAATCGAACGGGATGGTGAAGGCGACCATCCAGTAATAGATCAACTCCGAGGTGATGACCTCTTGCCGCCCTCTTCTTTGTTCGGGCAGCTTTCCAAACGTTGTCGCTGTCTGTTTGGACTCGATGTAGGTGTTGATCTCTTCGATGTTCTCTTTTGTAAGCCGTTCCCAGATGTTTGTTGGAACTTCTTGGTCGAGAATCATCATCCGTATGTACCAAAGAAGCTCTTCTGGAGTTTTGGTTTCAGTGGCCAAGAACGGTTTCTCGAATTTTGACTCCCATTTTGACAGCGAGAGTAGAGAATGCTCAAGGTGCAAAACAAAGTCCCCAACCGTCGAAAACTCCGACGTCTCTTCGTTGAACACCTCTTCACCAGACAGTACTAGTGTTAGCATTCTCTACTCTCCTGTCGATTGGTCAGGCTCCGGAGCTGAACGCTGCGATGACCTCGTCTGGGGTCGGCAGCTTTGCAGCCAAGGTTGCCCCGCCGTAGATGATCTCCTCGAAGGCCGTGAGGTCGGCCGCATCGACAAGGCGGCTGTCGATGACGATGAGGGAGGTGGGGCGGAGGCCGGTGACCGGCACTGGGGTGGTGGAGACCTCCCAGCTGAAGGTGATGGCCTCGGGGCTGTCGTTGATGGTGTTGTAGGCCTTCTCCGAGGGGGAGGCCTGACACCCGTAGACGAGGTGGAGCTTGTATCCGTGGTCCTCGCCCTCGAGGTCGTTACCCACCCGGGTGCGGTACGAGAGGCCGAAGATCTTGCGGACCTGTTGGCCAACGGCGACGCCGACCTCAGGGCTCACGAGACCGTCGAACACGGAGAACTCGTCCGGGTAAGTGAACGCCTCGATGGTGCACCCGAACTCCTCGGCGGAGAACAGGTTGAGGTACTTGATGTTGTCGGCGTACTGGGCCGTCGGCTCAGCGCCGGAGGGGCTCTCGGTAACGGTCGTGAGACCGTTCCAAGCAACTCCCGTGGCGTAGACGCCGGTGGCGTCCGGGATGTAGAGAACGCCATGATCGACACCGGTTTCGTAGAACCGCTCGCCGATGGAGTCCCAAACGAGTGCTGGCATGTTGCTTCTCCTTAGAAGAAGAGTCGGAAGACGTCGTGGTTGAGGTTGTCTGCTGTGTAGAAGCGGTCATAGACACACAAAGGCATCTTCATGATTGCTTCATGAATGGCGTCATCTGGATCTTCAGCGATCACAGTTACCAGGTAACGCTTCTTCAATGCGTACGGTGCATCATCGGCAAACTGAGTAACCGTGTTGTCACGCTTGTAGACAATCGCCGGATACTTCATTTGCACGGTTGGTGGTGGCTGGAAGTAGACGTTTGGTGATCCAAGAATCTCGACCAAGCGAGCCTGGAGCTCAAGCCGTTGGGCCATTGTAGACACTCCCCAGGCTAAGGATGAGACGGGGGCTCCGAACTTCGACATTCGTCACGGTCCAGAGCACCCCAGCCCATCTGATGTACTTGATCAAGAAGAAATGCTCGATGGCATACTCGTCTGCGACAATGCTGATCGAATTAACGACAGAAATATCGCTATTGAGCTGTTCCCCTTCGGTCAACTTCCTGGTGTTGCGAATCACGTCACCGTAATATGACATTTCGGTGATTTGATCGATCCACACACCGGAGTCTGGTGGAGATTCGACGGTTACGCCGTACCCCACCTGTCCGTAGAAACGAGCCATCTGAACTCCTTTGGATCAGCCGCGATTGCGGAACGTCCAGCTCGTGTTGGCCGTGGTCAGGAAGTGGTAACCGCTGGCGGGCTCGGCCGTCACGGTCATGCTCTCCCCAACCTCGACGTCGTACGGCGAACCAGCCGCATTGACCACGGTGCCAGCACCGTCCTTGTACACGACGCCCGTCTGGTTGACGATCGACACCGAGTCACCGTCGAACGTCGGAGCGTTCGGCGTGACAGCCGTCGAACCCGAAGCCGTCGACTTGACCACGAGAGCGCTCTTCAGCTTGGTCAGAGCGCCCGAGACCCGGGTTTCGATGAGGTACTTGTACTGGTTGTAGTCGATGTCGAAGTCGTCGAACATCGACACGTTGCCGCCCTTGTCGGCACCCAGCACGTAGTCGGAAAGGTTCACCAGGATGGCGACGATCTCCGGCTCCTCCTCCATGACCTCGACCGGAACGATCGAAGCCACCCGCAGCTCAGCGGCGATCTCGTCGAGCGAACGGTACAGCCGGCGGCCATCTCCGTCGTTGAGGATCATGAACTGAGCGATGACACTCTCGGTGGTGTACATCGTCGGGAGACCGGTGCCCTTGTAGAAGCGCCGGTTGAGGATGAGTGCGTCGATGATCTCACGGACCGTCGAGTTGGCGTCGCTGAGGTTGACGCTGATCGTCGTCACGTAGAGCTGGTGATCCTTCGCCACCGGACGGATGTTGCCCTCGTTGATCTTGTCCTCGTGGGCCACGTCACGACCATCGCCGATGAGGACTGCACGAGCGAGCTCCTCGTCGAGCATGAGCCGCATCTCGCCCTTGAGCCAGGCGACGACATCGAAGTCGGTGATGTCGAGCATGTCGTCACGATCCAGCTTCTGCTTCTTGTAGATCGTGGTCGGGGTGGTGACCCGCTTGGACACGCCGAAGAACTCTTCCTTCTTCAGCTCACCGGTGATGTACCCCTTGGCCCGAGCTTCCTCGACCGTGAGGTCCGCCGACAGGGTCTTGACCCGGCTGAACGGGCTCTTGCGGCAGCCGTTGAGGACACCCGACACCCACTCTGTGCGCCGCTTGTCGAACTCCGGCGTGGAGGTGAGGGCCCGAGCCTCTGGGAAGAGGATGTCGATGTCGTCGATGCCGTGTGCCAGCGCATAGGCCTCGACCGCATCCTTGAGAGAGCCGCCCTTGACGGCGTCGGCGACGATTCCCTCGACGTCTGCATGCGAGAGGACGTGCCCCTTGCCGCTCAACATCGACTCGTTGCCGGTCTTGCCCTTCTCGAAGACGTTGTGGGTCGTCATGGTGTCTGAACCTTCCTGGTTGGTGTTGCCGGCGTCGCCGCCGAGATTGTCTTGCTGCATGCTGTCGTCCTCGGCTTGTGCTTCGAGAGCCACACCGATCATGTAGTGCACGACATCCTTCTGTTCGGCAGAGAGCGAGTCGTAGATGTCTTGAACGGACTTGTCTCCGCCCTCTTCATCTTCCTTCTCTTCTCCACCGTCATCATCGGCGTGCTTCATCTCCTCGTGCTCGAGAGCGAGGCCGGTTGTGATGATCGCCTCATCGTCGAGCAGAACATCGTCACCGTCGGCGTGACGGATCGTGACGTTCTCGATGAGAGCGCCTGGGTTTGCACCGGCGAGAACCAGGCTGACCTCACGGATGGCTCCGTGAAGGACTCGCCCAGACCTCTCGACCAGCTGGTTGGCCCAGATCGACATCTGACTGATGTCACCATGCTCGAGAAGACCGGCAGCATGGGTTGCCTTCTGCGACTTGTTGAAGAAGCCGTAGGCGTAGGTCCCATCCTCCCTATCCTCGAGAATTGCGTGTCCGAGAACGTTCTCGGGGTCCGTGTGACCGTGCTGCCAGACCAACGGAACCTTGGCCTGGTGCTGATGTCGGAAGGCACCGGACATGATCGTCCGCCCATCCGTGCACTTCAAGCCGGCCTTGGTTGCGTAGCCGCTGAAATCACATTCCATTTTGACTTGTCCCTTCCGATGTCGGTGTCTCTGTCGATTGGTCCGGTTGTGGCATGTTGCTGTTGATCAGTTTGTCCGCCTTCGGATCCTTCGACGGCGGTAGCCCCATGAACGCTCGGATTTCGTTCGCTGTCAGAATCTCATTACGAGTAAACTTGTCTGCAATCTCAGCGAGGTTGTTGACAGGGACGAGTTTGAACGGGTTGTCGAAGTACTTGATCCGTTCTTTGTTGTCGGTACCGTCCCTTCCGATGAACGCCCTTTGCATTGCTTCAGTAATGGCGGTCACGATTGGTTCGATGGTGCGGTTGAAGTAGTTCAACATGGCCTTCTCGTCGGCCGTGCCGTTCATCACTTCTTCGGTGAGGCCAAGCTGGTTGTACAACATCCCCGTGAGGTATTCGACTTGCTTGAGGAGGTTGTTCTCGGCTGGCCGGTTGAGCTGCGTGATCTTCTCGGTCCCATCTGTGTAGGCGATGCCGTACTGGCTGCCCTTCAGCTGGAGCTCGATGTCCTTCCGACGCTGCTCTGCTTGATTCCGCCGTGCCTCAGATTTGATGACGTATGGAAGCTGGATGATCAAGTCCAACTTCCCCGAACTTGACTGCTCATCGACGGCATCCAGAAGGTTGAGCTTCCGAATCAGTCGTTGAAGAGTCGAGTTCGGCTCATTCATCACTGAGTACAGCGGATTCTCGACGATTGAAGTCAAGCGCTTCAATAGAACGACATCTTCACGCATTCCACGTGCAATGTTGTAGCAGCTAACACGGACGTGATGTGGGAACCACTCCATGATCTCGCCAACACGCATCGTAAGGATGTCGTAATCATCATCGAGAATTGGATCACCAGTCGTATCGACTGGAACAATCGCCGCCGATCCTTTGTCAAAGATCGTTAAGACGACGTCTTGCCTGAAAGCTCGAGGACCTTGATCGAGATTCGGTTCGAAGGTCAAACAGGAGTTGAGCTCACTGCTGATGTCTTCGGAATACCGACCTTGTTCGTCGAGCTTGACGTGTCGAATAGCAATCGCTGCAACATCCACACTGATTCTGGTAAATATGGATGAAACGATTGACCGCTCATTCGAGAAACGAAGCCGAGTTCGATCTGGCCGATAGCCGCCATACGATCCTGATCCGTAAGGAGCTTGAGGCACCGTTTCTTCATTCGATCGGAATGCATTCCACATTCGCTTGAATCGATCTCGCAACGCCATGCATCACCCCCTTCTCAAGAGTTCATCAGCATTCCAATCAGGAAGCGTCAAACGTTGGTGGATAGGAACATTCAGCCGATTGTCTTGAATCCTCATCTCAGCATTTAGCGATCGGTTGAATGCTGTGCGTTCAGCAGCGAAATCTCGAATGAACTTTTCGTGATCAGCGCTTCTTTGAGCCATTCGTGCTCGAGCAGCAGAGATTTGTTGACGTTGGCTATCTGAAAGAGCAGATTGAGCGAGTGATGGCGTCTTGGTTTGTCCGGTTTTCTTCAAGATTCCATTGACTGCTGCTTCGCCAGTCTTTCTCGACACGGAGTTTCGTACGGACTGAATCGTTACGCCTTTCTTGTGTGCAACGATCGCTCCGGCAAGAACGACGCCACCTACAACAGCAGCACCTATCACAGCCTTCTTCCGATTCGACATGCCTTGTTTTGGGGCCTCTTCCTTCTCTCCCTTTGATGAAGTAGAAGTGCGAGCTTTCCGAACGCCCCACTTCATGCCCTTGACGCCGAAGTGTTCGAGCACATCATCGAAGTTTTCGTAATTCACTCAAACGCCTCCTTGTTGGCCTTGTATGCAACGTACGCATCCATCATTGCTGAGACGTTGTCGATCTTCTCTTCAGCACGCTTCTTCATCAGTTTCCTGTTTCCGTTTGTGTCTTCGAGAGTAATCGCATTACCCATAGCGAATGACATCAATTCTTGATCGAAGATGAGCTTTCGCTCTTCGGCCAGAATCTTCAGCTCGCCAAGAGGAACCGATTCGGTTCTCGCCCCTTGAATCACCTTCTCGATGCCGAATGGTCCGTTCTCTGCTTCCCATCTTGTAACGAATTCCTTTGCGTTGTAGGGGTCGAAACCCAAACAACGAACGTCGTATTCGTTTGACGTGATGAAATTGTCGAGATCATCGTACACTTCCATCATGTCCAGGACTGTTCCATCCAAAACGTGCAGACTACCCTCACGAATGAACTCTTCGTACTTTGCCCGCATTGCTCCGGGCAGTTTGAATAGAGTTAATGAGGTGATGTAGCTTCTGGTTTTAATACCAAAAGCGTACTCGCTGAATGGAAACATTAGGGTAAATGCACAGAAGTCATCTCCCTGAGAAAGGTCGGCGCCAAGAGCACATGGCATCCCCCAAAACGACCTTGACGGGTGTGGAAGAGTCTCTTCGTACGTAAAGAAGTAGGTATACCCCTCCATCGGGATACCAAACCTCTTGGCAAGAATATCGTTACGTGCTGCAGGAGCTTTTTCAGCTCTTTCTACGTCCAAATGGTACGTATCGTACGTAACTGTTCTTCCAAGATTCGGATTTGCCTTCAACCACGTTGATGGATCCGCTACTTCTTCCAATTCGTCGAGTTTGTAGTGCCAGATCGAAACATGAGGAGCTTGATACTCCCCTCTTAAGATACTAGCCAGTTCCATTTTGATTGTATCTCCAGAACCGTTTCGAACTGTCCCTTCAGAGCTGATTGCTACAATCAACCAGTCCGAAAGCTTCGATGCTCCCTGTTCAACAGCACCAACAACATCTTCTCTCAGATCACCAGACAACCATTCGTCGATTGTAGAGCAAGCTGGACGTAGACCCTGCAATTTGTTGATGGACATCGGCCTTACTTCGAGGAGAGAACCGGTGAGGAAGTTCTCAATCCCCTTCTTTGTGGGGACAAGCTTGGCCCGGTTGGCCCTTGACCCGGTTGTGTTCTGGAGAGAGCCCTCTGTTAGGAACTTGAAGAGGGGGCCTCTAGCCCTGGCGATGGCAGTACGGAAGGGGGACATGACCTCTTCTGCCTGCTTCATGGTTGGGGCTGTGGTGACCTGATGGGTTGTTGCGGTGACCACGTTGAGAAAGAAGGCCTGTATGCAGGAGGCATACATGGACTTGGCGGCGCCTCGGGCAACGATCAGGTATTGCTTAGTGGTTAGGCGCTTCTTGATGATCTTCTGTACGAAGTGCCCACCACCATGACCATCTGGTTCATACACACTCCGCTCTACGAAGTAGTACCAACAGAAGATCTGTTCAGCCCAGAGTTTGAACGAATCGAGAAGATGCAGATCGCTGCCATCAGTCAGTGTCAATTCGAATTCACAGTACTTGATGAAGCCTTCGACAGCCATGTCATCGTAGTACATGTTCGGATTCTCGATGAGTGCATCGATTCGATTCATCTCCATAGAGACTTCCCTGTTAACAGGAATCTCTCCACGAAGAACTCTGTCCCTAAACTCAGCATAGTAACGAGGCGTTGCTGTATTAGAAAGCATTACGCAACCTCCTCTACTACCCGAGCTTTCTCAACCCGCTAACTGCTGCTTCTCGAGCTCTGTGCGAAGCAAGAGCAGAAGCAACTCGTCGGTTGCCTTCGTTCGTGATCTGAGAACGAGCGATTCCCAAAGCAATGCTTCCGGCAAAAGCAGCGCCTGCTGCCATTAGAGCCAACCCAGGATTCTTGCTTCTCATCCTGTTGTACTGTTGCTCCATGTTCATCCGATTGACGGCCCTCTTCAGATCATCATCAGACATGTCCTTCGCCTTCGCTTTCCCAAGAGAAGACCTCCCCGCAGAGAGCTCCTTTCTTGAGCGACGGACACCCCACTTCATGCCCTTGACGCCGAAGTGTTCGAGAATCAGTTCACCAGTCATTGTGTCTCCATGTGCTGTGGCCTTCTCCTTGACCCAGCCTTCTGGGAGCATGTCGACGGCGTTGAGTTCTCGAGCGCGTCGAATGATCCAAGCCTTGGTCTTGACTTTGTCCTTGGCCCGACCAAAAGCCTGAATTGCTCGTTTCAGATCGGCTCGATTACGAATCGGGTACCCACCGTGAGGCATGGCTTTGCCTTCATCAGCAAGCTTCTCACGCCGCTCCGTGCTGAAGCTCATCTGGGACAATTCTGATCCGGCCATCCACCCACCTCCTATCTGGGACACCCTCGTCGTCGATGATCTCTTCCTCTCGGAACACGTTGAGTCGCCACTCGTATTCCTTGATCTGGTTGTTGGTTGCCTCGATGAGGAACGACGTCGTCGGAGGATCGAAGAGCATCCGAGTCTTGAGGAAGACATAAGTCCTGACCAGCGTCAGCTGATTCATCGGGACGGGGTAGTCTTCCCAAGTCTCTTCTGGGCCCTCGATGGCGAACCCCTCAATCGGCCCAACCCCCAACTGATTGAGGATTGAGAATGCCGCATTGATATGGGTGATGACGTCGAGATCGAACGGGGTGTATGCGGCGTCCAGTCCGAGGATCTTCTTCGTGCTGTTGAGAATGCTATCGGCCATGGCTCACCTCCGTTTCTGTTGTGTCAACTGGTTGGGTTCTTGATTCGTTCCCCTCGAATGCGATACGCTTCCTTGCGGACAGCGTCGGGATCGTGACCCGCCCTCTTCAGGCGCTCGTCTCGGTCACGACCGTTCCCCCACCGACCGGCAAGAACTTCCTCTGCCACCAAAGTGACGTCTGAGGTCTCGGTATTCTTGGGGGACTTCTTCGAAGCCGACTTCTTCGGTTTCGGCTTCGGTGTCTTTTCTTCTGTCAGTTCCTCGACGTTGTCGATTCCCATGATGTTCTCCTTCTCTTACCAGAGCTTGGTGTCACCTGGCGATCTTGACAGAACGACTTTCGGCATTTGTGAATCGTCGCTGTAATGAATCGCATTGTGGGTTTGATGCGTTGTTGTGATGAGGTATTCTGGGTCGAATATCCACCCTTCGCCATGAATGATGTCATCGGCAACGATCGGATTCATGTGGTGCACAAGAAGCTCACCGTGAATTTCGTATTCTGGGATTCCTAGGTCACATCCCCCGTCACGAACTATCACGAAATCTCTTGCGCTTTTCCACTCTCGTGATCGGTAGAATCTTTGGTTTATCCACCGATCAAAACCGAAAGTTTCGTATCCAACAGACCCAAAGAGCTTTAAATACTGATAACGCTCTTCAAATGTGTGGAACTTTACCAGTTCGGAATATGAACGACTAGTCGTCATAGTCATCGAACTCGGCGTCAGTCGCTTCTGTTTCTTCGCCAGCGTAAGAACGCATTGCTTGCAAAGCTGCTGCATACAGCTCTTCAACCCGTTTGGCAGAAGCCATAGCCTCCACTTTAGATTGAAGCAATTCGTTCTCACGACGAAGCTTCTCTTGCTCGAGACGTTCACGAGAAGACCCAAGCTTCAGAAAATGCGTGA